TCAGCGTTGTTATATACAGGGTCATTCCAGAATGCTTCATAAGGATCTGACCAATTTCCAGTTCTTGTGACATAGGGAGTAAAATTTGCTGTCGGACCTTGACACTGCACCCCACCACCATAGGTGTTGGTAATGTAAGGACCTTGTAAAACTTGTATGGCTTGATTTGTGACCGAGCCAGAAGAATTAGCGACGGGATTTGCTGTCGCAGATACACCACCAACATCAGTAGCAGAGACAGGCACTATGTTACCAAAACCTACTGCTATTGCGAGAAGATACTTGTTGATGTGGTGACGGATTGTATGGTTTGTGTGCGATTTATAATCGTGTGAGTCTGGAGACCTGGTGCGACGTAATGTTCTGTGAATTGGAAGGGTTGTCCCTGTTGTGTCACAGTCCAATTTGGTTTGTTTTCTACATCCAGTCCTGTCCATGATGAAGTCACTCCGTTCAATGAATTTGATTGAGCAGAACCCACGTCTGGGGTCATGCTTGTGCCATCGTGTTCTACGTTTGTCCCACTTACCGAGTAAGTCCAGCCAGTCGAATAATCCATAGAATTAATGGTTTCTGTCACCGTGCTCGTCGTTTCCGTCGTCGAGGTCATGCTGCCCTGTGTAAAATTAGGCACCACAGGAACAGCTATCGCAGTCGACGCACTCGCAAGGGCAATCACACCCACAGTCATCGCACGATATAATTTCATATTCAATCATTATTTGATTGTAAGTTCAGTGACATGTTGACCAGTAGCTACAGTACCTGCACCACCAGCTGTTAGCGTCATTACACCTGCACTGGTAATAGTTCCAGCGAGTGTGTCTTTTGTACCAGCAGCGGTTGAAGTTTGATTACTGAAGTTTCCTACAGTGCCGACTGTCGGAGCTGATGTCGAAACAGCATCTGCTTGAGTGTATGACTGGGTAAAGCTGAACGCTGCACCAGGCACATCCTGTGTCGCTGCTATTGTGCCAGGTGCATATACACCTGAGGTTATGGTGCCCACTGACACTGTGCCTGCTGTTGTGCCATCGGTTGTGTCCACACCGTTTCCTGTTACGGAAAACGACGACCCTATTCTTTCAACCTGCGTCGCAGCTGCATTCACTTGTAATTGAATACTGCTAGATAACTTATGAGTTATATCTGCTCTCGCAGGGAGTCCTATAGATAATAAAGTAAAGACAAAAAGAAGTCTTTTCATAGGTCTTTTATCCTATAGTATGCTAGCCTATTTAGTAATTGTATTTTTGAAGAATGATTCAAGTAACTGATAACTTTTTAAGTCCAGATGCACATAAAAAAATATCAAATTTTTTATTGACTGATGGTTTATGTGAATGGAAATATAATGATGCAAAGGTGTCTACTGAATCAAACAAAGCACTAAATGATTTTCAATTCACACACCTTTTTTATACGTTTCACTCTTTGACTGGTGCTGGTAGACATGTAATATCAAAACAAATCGACATTCTTATTCCGCTTGTCAATAAGATTAGATTTATCGCTCTGCATCGAATAAAAGCAAACCTTGAACCAGTGAAAGCTGAAAGATATGTGAGTAACTTTCATTACGATGTGCAAATGGATGGCAAACCTTGCCCATACATGACCACTGGCATATATTATGTCAATACAAACGATGGGTATACTGAATTTGAAACAGGAGATAAAGTTAAGAGTGTGGCAAATAGATATGTAAAATTTCCGTCAGACATTAAACACAGAGGCGTGTCTCAAGTTGACACTAAGGTTAGGTGTGTGCTAAACTTGAATTACTTTGAATTTTAAATATGATGTCATCAGATAACATGCGTATCTTTCTTGATACAGCTGATACTGAAATAATCAAGAGACACTTCGCAACTGGTTTGATTGATGGTGTCACCACAAACCCTTCTCTTATATACAAGAGTGGTAGAAATCCTGATGAAGTTTATGCAGAACTAAAAGATATTGGATTGAATGATATAAGTATGGAGGTCATGGGTGATTCGTCAAACATGATTGTTGAGGGAAGAAGATTGGCATCTAAGTTTGGAAAGTGTGCAACAATTAAAGTTCCATGTACACCTGATGGATTGATTGCATGTAGGCAATTATCAAAAGAACTTATGCGTGTCAACGTTACTCTTATCTTTGATGTTGCACAAGCAATTCTTGCATCTAAGGCAGGTGCTGCATACGTATCACCTTTCGTAGGAAGACTCGATGATAATTCAATCACAGGTTTGAATCTAATAAAAGATATTGATCAGGTTTATAAGGTACAGTGCATACATAGAACAAGAATACTCTCTGCATCAATCAGATATGTGAATAGTGTTTCTCAATCGTTTGCACATGGAGCAGACATTGTGACAATGCCACCAAATGTATTTGAAAAGATGTACAACCATGTACTCACTGACAAAGGTCTTGAAATTTTCGAGAATGATTGGCAAGCAGCACAATCTTTTATACAGAAGTAAAAAACATCTAGCAAAAAGCAAGGAAACATGGTGGCGACACTGTGTCTTTGCTTTTTTTGCAGGTACAAGATTGATATTTTCTGGTCTTGCAAGTATAGTACATGGAATTGTGCCTGCATTCTTTGAAGGCACAGCAGCAATAACTGTGATAAAATTATATCATAGAAGATTAGTCAATCATCCTAACCCTGATTATGCAAAGTACATTGATAACGAGAGAAATAGTAAATAAAAATATAATTTTTGATAAGACTCATAATTATAATGACTTATGTGTGCAAATAGATAGGTACAAAAATTTATTGACAAAAAAATATAATGTAAGCAAGGGTGATACTATAATGAATGCCTTAAAAGGTTACGATGCAACAGCACTATTCATCGCTAGTTGTGAACTTGGCATGATCACTATTGTTGCATCTGTCACATCATATTCAAAGAGATTATATTATAAGAAAGATAGAACATGGATTGATGCTAAGACACTATGTGTAATGCCAATCGATTACATTGTCACTGCCAATAAAAAAACCATCATTGAAATATCAGATGATGATACAGGTAAAGGATCGGAGGAAAAATTTTATACAGATATAGCACACAATCACATTGATATTGATGAGGTAAATCAATGGGTTGATACTGAACCAAATAATATTATAAACGCTACACCTGATAGTGTCTTAATGTTATGTACAAGTAGTGGTACCACTGGGTCACCAAAAAAAATACAACATACACATGACTTCATGTGTAGATTAGGTAAACGCAATTCGTGCATGTTTTATGGAAGTGTGGTGACCACAAGAAAGTTTATGCATGGAAGTAGTTTTGCTACTTTCTTTTTACCAACTCTCATGTCTGATAATGTAACTGATATACGTGCATCAGGTAGACACACACAATCCCTTGATGACGTTGACCATGTTCAATTTCCATATACAGAGGACATTGAACAGTTTATAAATGGTGATATAAATTTTCCTAACTTGAATGTATACACTCTTGCTGCCATAAGACCTGAGTGGAGAAATGGTAAAGTAAAAAACATTATAAGTTTGTATGGTATGAGTGAAACATCAGGTCCTGTAATGATAAACACCTTGAATGATGAGAACTTTGCACCGAATAAATTTTATCCTATAGACAACTTTTATAAGCTAGAAATCAAAGGTGGTTTGTTATGTGTAGATGATTTACAAACAAGCGACAAATTTTCGAGAGAGGGAGATAGATATATCTTTCATGGTAGAGATGATTTGATAAGAATAAATGATGTTGAGGTTCCAGTGCAAGAGTATCAATCTTACGTCGGTAATGGTACATTGGTGATTGACTTTCTATATAATAAAATTTATCTTGCAATGTGGGATGACAGTATAGATATAGATAAGGTGCAATCCAAATTTGATAGACGACATGTCATATCAAAATCTGCTGTGCTTATAAAACCAATGTTCATGTCTGGTATTAAACTTGACATTCAAGCATTGCGTGAATACTTTAGATCTGGTATACTATTATCATGAAGGAAAAAGAATTTAGACCATGGGGATGGTTCAAAGTCCTACAAAGAGGTGACAATTATTGTGTCAAACAATTGTGGGTTGAACCAGAGATGAGAATCTCACTCCAATTTCATCGGTATCGCACTGAAGATTGGATCGTGGTGGGTGGTGATGGTATCATTACTCAGAATAATTTAGAAACGGAAGCATCTGTTGGTGATAAATTTTTTATAGGTATTGAACAAAGACATCGAATCACTGGTGGGAAGAAAGGTATTACAATTATTGAGGTTCAAAGAGGAGACTGTAGGGAAGATGATATTGTTAGATTGGAAGATGATTATAATAGGGTTGAGCATCATACTTGGGGGCATTATTAATGTACACACCAGAAGACCCTGCTCATTATCAACGTGGTAATATACAAGTTTGGGATTTTATTGCAGATCAAAATCTAGATTTTTTTTCTGGCAATATTGTTAAGTATATTTGTCGTGCAGGGCATAAGGGTGACAAACTTGAGGATCTTAAAAAAGTAAAAGCATACATAGACAAATACATAAAATTATGTTCTTAGTTACTGGTGGTGCAGGGTTTATTGGCAGTAATTTCCTACACTATATTTCAAACGATACTGACCTTTTAGAACCAGTTATTGTTGTAGACAATCTTTCCTATGCTGCTGACTTAAATTTTATACCAAAGACGGATCAATTTATATTTGAGTGGTGTGACATATCAAATGAGAGGAATGTAAATTATATTTTTGATAAGTATAAACCGAGAAAAGTATTTCACTTTGCTGCTGAATCGCATGTAGATAGGTCTATAAAAAATTATAGACCTTTTCTTGAATCAAATGTGATTGGAACAATCAATCTACTGAATGCCAGTTTGAAACATGAGATAGAAAAGTTTCATCACATATCTACTGACGAAGTATACGGATCACTTGAATATGAAGACACAGATTTATTTAAAGAGACTACCCCCTATGACCCAAGAAATCCATACTCTGCAAGCAAAGCAGCGTCTGACTATTTTGTTACTTCTTGGCATAACACATACGGTTTACCTTATCTTATTACTAATTGCTCTAACAACTACGGTCCTCATCAGCATGTAGAGAAACTTATCCCACTTGTGGTAAGTAACGCTCTAAAGAATGAGGTGACATACATGCATGGTGGTGGGCATCAGATAAGAGATTGGTTATATGTTTACGATCATTGTGCTGCCATATGGGAACTTGAAGTGCAGGGAATCATGAATGATCATTTTAATATAGGGGGGTCATGTGAGATGAGAAATATAGATGTTACAAAAATGATATTAAAAATGATGAATAAACCATTCCATTTGATTGGTATCAATGAGGGAAGACCTGGCATTGACAAAAGATACGGAATGGATCATAGTAAGATAACAAATAAAACTGGTTGGAGACCATTCACTGATTTTGATATTGGTCTTAGAGCAACAGTAACACATTACCTTGAACAATTGACATGATTTCATTATATGGTTGTGGTTTCATAGGCAGAAACTTCAAAGAGATGTACAATGATATAGTAGAAGTGCAAGATAGAGATGAGAGGGTGCCTCTTCATGATGATATTTTGTACATGATTTCAACCATACACAATTACCATGTACATGATAACATCACTAGAGATGTCGATACTAATTTACGAGTCCTGTGTGAAACCCTTGACTACTGCAGATCGAAAAATATTACATTCAACTTTGTATCATCTTGGTTTGTCTATGGAAAGGGAGGAACTATTCCAGCATCCGAAGTATCGTTATGCAACCCAACAGGATTTTATTCTATTACCAAAAAATGTGCGGAAGATCTTATCATATCTTTTGCACAAACTACTGGGATGAAATATAGAATACTTAGACTGTGTAATGTGATGGGTGAGGGTGATGCAAAAGCAAGTAGAAAAAAGAACGCTATTCAATGGATGGTCAATGAATTAAAAGCAGATAGAGATATAAAAGTATATGATAATGGTTCACATTGTCGTGACATCATGCATGTTGATGATGTGTGCAGAGCAATCAAACTTGTTATGGATAAAGGTGAGTTGAATGAGATATACAATATAGGATCAGGCAATCCAACAAAAGTGAGTGAAATTGTTGAACTTGCCAAACACTTTACTAGATCTCGTGGTAAAATTATAAGTATAGACCCACCAGAGTTTCATAATAATGTACAGACTCAACACTTCTGGTTAGATACAACTAAATTGAAGAGACTGGGTTTTGCACAACACATCACAAATGAATTTATTGTCAAGGATTTATGTATAGTCTGAGCGAACAAGTTGATAATTTTGTATTTCATCTTGAGAAAGAGGGGTACAAATTATTTCCATATCTCCCGAATCAAAATTGGAAAAAAGGTGACCCAATATATTACTCAGGACCTTACTGGGATAATCAGGAACCGACTGCTGCTATCACAGCATTATTATCTGGTAAGTGGTTACCTGCAGGTGAGAATGTAAACAAATTTGAGAGAGCATTCTCCAAACAATTTGAGTTCAAACACTCTGTCATGGTCAACAGTGGTTCATCTGCAAACCTTGTGATGATAGCAGCACTGAAAAAATATTTTGATTGGAAGGATGGTGATGAGATATTAGTTTGTGCTTGTGGTTTTCCTACCACAATCAATCCAATTATACAAGCAGGTTTGAAACCTGTTTTTGTAGATATTAATGATGATGATTTGAATTGGGATCTTGATCAATTAGAATCAAAAATAACAGACAGAACTGTTGCTGCGTTCTCATCACCTGTCCTTGGTAATCCCTACGACTTTGATAAGTTCCTCGACATTATTGATAGGAATGGGTTGAAGTACATCGCTGACAATTGTGACTCCCTCGGTAGCAAGTGGAGAGGTGAGTTGCTTACTAAACATGCCATCGCAGCGTCTTGTTCTTTCTACC